TTCAAAAACACAAATTAAAATTGCAAAAGATTCAGTTTCATATGTAACTTCTGGATTGTTTGATCGTAATAAAGGTTCTTGTCTATCATACTTACATAAAGCAATTAAAGCACTTAATCAATTAAGAATGATTGAGGATAGTCTTGTAATTTATAGATTATCAAGAGCACCAGAAAGAAGAATATTTTATATTGATGTTGGTAATCTTCCTAAAGTAAAAGCGGAACAATATCTTCGTGATGTAATGATGCGTTATCGAAATAAATTAGTATATGATGCATCTACTGGTGAGATTCGTGATGATCGAAAACATATGAGTATGATGGAAGATTTCTGGCTACCAAGAAGAGAAGGTGGTAGAGGAACTGAAATTACAACTTTACCTGGTGGACAAAACTTAGGTGAACTTAGCGACATTGAATATTTTCAGAAAAAATTATATCGAGCACTCGGTGTTCCCGAATCTAGAATCGCAAGTGATGGTGGATTTAATTTAGGGAGATCTTCTGAGATATTAAGAGACGAATTAAAATTTGCTAAATTTGTTGGACGTTTAAGAAAAAGATTTGCAAATCTATTTTCAGATATGCTTAAGACGCAATTAATATTAAAAAATATAATTACACCAGAAGATTGGGATAGTATTAATGATCATATTCAATATGATTTCTTATACGATAATCAATTTGCTGAATTAAAAGAGTCTGAATTGGTAAATGAAAGACTTGGAACTTTAGCAACAATTGAACCTTATATTGGCAAGTATTATTCTAATCATTATGTAAGAACAAAAGTTCTTCGTCAAACTGAAACTGAAATTGAAGAAATAGATAAAGAAATTGAACAAGAAATTAAAGATGGAATTATTCCTGATCCAAGTGCTGTTGATCCAATCACTGGAGAACCTTTACCAGCAGAAGGTGAAATGGGAATGATGGGAGATGTTCCTGTTGAACCAGAAATAGATGGCGGTCTTACTGATGCACAGGTACAAAAAGATACCAAAAAGGCCGAGATATAAATAATTGATATAAAAAAGTGTAAAATTTATGGAAAGCATTGTCGATTTGATAGCAACTGATTCATCATCCACTAAAGTAGCAGATGATATTAAAGATGCGTTATATACAAAAGCTGCTGAAAGGGTAGAAGGTATTCGTCCTAATGTGGCAGATTCTATGTTTGCAGAACCAGAAGAAGATTCACAACCAGATGGAGAAGAGTAACGATGAGACTTTTACTTAAAGGTGCTGAAGCAGCTTTACCAGCAACAGTCGGAACTGCAACTAGTTTATCTAATGCTAGAGTAGTTCGTGTTGTGAATACTGCTACTGGTGCAGATCATTTAGTTACTATTCAAGATACAGCAGGTGGAACAACTTTAGGTAGTTTTACAGTAATGAGATCAACTAGTGAAGTGTTTGAAAAAGAACCAACCGATGTTATATTTGCTGCAAATACAGCTGTTCTAGCATCCGCTGTAGGATTTACCAATTAAGAAAAATGAAATTAATCACAGAAGAAGTTCAAAAAGTTAAATTCGTAACTGAAGGTAAAGGATCTAATAAGAAACTTTATATTGAGGGTGTTTTCTTACAAGGAAATATCAAAAACAGAAATGGTAGAATGTATCCTGTCGAAACTCTCTCTCGTGAAGTTGGCAGATACAACGAATCCTTTATTAAAAAAGGAAGAGCTCTTGGTGAACTTGGTCATCCAGAAGGACCAACAGTAAACCTTGATCGTGTTTCTCATAAAATAGTTTCTCTCGCTCAAGAAGGAAATAATTTTAGAGGTAAAGCACAACTACTCAATACACCAATGGGTAAAATTGCATCATCACTTTTAGATGAAGGTGTAATGTTAGGAGTTTCTTCTCGTGGTATTGGTTCATTAAGAACAACGAATGAAGGATACAAAGTTGTAGGTGAAGATTTCATGTTGGCAACTGCTGCTGATATCGTTGCCGATCCTTCCGCACCTGATGCATTTGTGTCTGGAATTATGGAAGGAAAAGAGTGGATTTGGGAAGGTGGAATCCTTCGTGAACAACTCGCAAAACAAACCGAGAAACGAATTAATACACTCGTTGATCAAAAAAGACTTCAAGAACATAAGTTAAATCTCTTTAACGATTTTTTATCAAATCTTTAAGTTCTATAAATAAATACAGATTAAATCAAATCTCAATAAAAAAAATGTCCGTTGGCAACAATTTACAAGAAATGGAAAACGTAGTAACTAAGGGTGCTGCTAAATCTGATCCAATGCCGAAGTTAACCACAGGTGGAACTCCCGCATCATATGAAGATTTAGGTGGTCCTACCCCACAAAATTCAAAACCAGACGATGATTCAAACAAATTAAAAACACCTGGTACTTCTTTAAAGCAAGTAAAAGATGTTGTTAATAAAGGTGCTAAATCCGCAGATCCTGCTCCAGCGGGAATGAAGGAGGAAGAGCAAAAACCTGAAGATGAAGTAGTCGCTGAACAAGAAACTACTACGGACGAAGTTGTTGCCGAAGAACCAGAAACTACTGAAGATGCAGTTGCTGAACATCACGAAAAAGATGCTGATGGAAATGTAATCGAGCATGAAGAAGTAGTTGCTGAATCTGAAGAAGAGGAAATTGATGTTGAGCAAGACATTCAAGCACTTCTAGAAGGTGAAGAACTTTCTGAAGAATTCCAGAATAAAGCAAGGACAATTTTTGAAGCTGCGATTAAATCAAAACTTTCAGAAATCAAGGAACAAATTAAAGTTTCTTATGAAGAAAAACTTGTAGAAGAAGTTTCTTCTATAAAGGAAGAATTAAGCACTCGTGTAGATTCTTATCTTGAATACGTTGCAGACGAATGGGTTCAAGAAAATAAGATTGCTATAGAGCACGGTCTTAAATCTGAAATGACTGAATCATTCTTAAATGGAATGAGAGGTCTTTTTGAAGAACATTATGTAACAATCCCTGAAGAAAAATATGATGTCATCGAGAGCATGGTAGATAAACTTGATGAAATGGAAGAAAAACTCAACGAGCAAATAAACAAAAATGTTGCTCTTAACAAAAGATTATCAGAATCAACTGCAGATGTAATTTTTGCAGATGTAACCGAAGGACTTGCCCAAACACAAAGGGACAAGCTTGCTAATCTAATAGAAAATGTTGAGTTTGAAAGTGAAGCATCCTATCGTGAGAAAATATCAACATTAAGGAAGTCATACTTCCCAGATAATGCTGGTGTTCAAAGAGACAATTCAGAGAATTTAAGTGAAGGTAATCAGGCAGAAGTTCCTGCATCTGTTTCCAGTACAATGGAAGCCTATCTTAAGACTCTAGGAAGAGTTTCTAAAAAATGATTTTTATATCATAAATTCAAACTTAATACTTTTAAAGAGGTAAAAATTCATGCAAGCCCCTATTAATCAGGAGGCTCTACAGGAGAAATGGGCACCTCTACTTGATGCAGACGGACAATCAAAAATTTCCGATCCTCATCGTAGAATGGTAACAGCAGTTCTTCTAGAGAATCAAGAACAAGCACTTCGTGAAGAAAAAGAATTCTTATACGAACAACCAACAAACAGCACAGGTTCAAGTGGAACAACAGCAGGTTTCTCTGCATCTTCTACTGGTGCTATGCAAGGTTTCGACCCTGTACTTATCAGTTTAATTAGACGTTCAATGCCTAACTTAGTGGCATACGATCTTGCTGGTGTACAGCCAATGAATGGTCCAACTGGACTTATCTTCGCAATGAGATCTCGCTTTACTAGTAACACTGGTACAGAGGCATTCTTTGACGAAGCAGATACAACATTCTCATCAGGCGACAAGAACGCTACTGTTGGAGAATTGGGTTCTGGATATGCTGGAAACATCGGATCTGGTACTACTACTGGTTCTAACGTTGGTTTCGGTACAATCACACAAGCAGGTGATAACCCCGCAGCACTACTACCTGGTGCTACTGCTGACAACGCTGAAACATACAACGTTGGACAAGGTAGAGATACAGAAGACGCTGAAGCATACGGTGAATCTAACCAAGTCTTCAACGAGATGGCATTCTCAATCGAGAAAGTCACTGTTACAGCGAAGTCCAGAGCACTAAAGGCAGAGTACAGTTTAGAACTTGCTCAAGACCTTAAGGCAATCCACGGAT